TGCACAACCTATTAAATAATATTGATTCAAGTCGGCTTCGTTAATAATAGAGTTAATCATATAAGTCCTTGATTTCCAAGTTATTACAAGAGCATTAGTAAATGTCTTGCCTGTTGTATATCTAATCCTAAATGTAACTCCATCATTAATACTATCCCTACCTGTTATATTAGTTCTGCTATTGGTATTATTGACCAATTCAGCCCAGCAAGTGTAGTATGGTACTAAAGTATTCACAAACCCTCCTGCACTATCAGAAACGCTTGTTTTAGTATTAAATGTAATCCTATTTCTTAGTTGTCCTATCATTAGAAAATAATACTTACCCTTTTGTAAGGTTTCATTAGTTCGTAAGCCGTTGTTAAGTTAGCTGAAGGCTTAGAGCTTTCAACACTTGATTCTCTGTATTCGTACAAATCACCTACCATCTTCAACAAAGCCGTTTTCATAGACTCTGGAGTAGTCGCATATCCACAAGTATAAGTGAATCTAAAGTCACTCATAAGAGGTGAATTAAAATAAACCTTTTTGTAGGTATCACCTATAACTCTATAATCCCCAAGTACCATTGCTACCCATGCAGCACCATCCCAATATTCTACCAATGTAATACTGTTTATAGGAGCATAAGGAAGCTCAATAAACTCATCTACATAAGCTACCACCTTTAGGGTTCTAGCAGTCATAGCAACTGAAGCGTACTGCTCTAATCTGATCCTAGCGGTTTCTATAAGGTTAGTAATCAAAGTATCATCTTCGCTATAATCTACTCTTAAATAATCCTTTGCGGTCTGTAAGGTAACGATTGTTGCCGAAGGGGCTACTGTAGTCGTTACATCTCTTAGTATCTGCATTATGCTAATTTTTACAAAAATAACTAAAATTTAGTGTAAACAAAAAGGGATAGCTTTCTAGGCTATCCCTTGTATTGTAAATCTAATTAAAGATTAAGCAACATTACCAAAATCACCATAAATAAACGCACCTGCGTAATAGATAGGTAAAGCGATACGAGCTTCAACTCTTACAGTAATCATGTTCTTTGTAAAGTTATCAGAATCAAATTCAGAGAATTGAACTGAGATACCTTGATTTTGCATGATTTGAGCACCCATAGACCAGTCACCTACTACAAACTTATCTACTGCGATTGCAGTTGATTTGTAAAGAGGGATACCAGCGATAGATACACTACCATCAGTTGTAACAACTGTAGAAGCAGGTAAAGTGTAAGCAGAGTTAGTATTCTTAGTATTCATGATAGCAGCCCAATCAGTTGGGTTAACTAAAATACCTGTTGCAGAATAGTTAGAAGTTTCTAACTGAGCAATAGCTTGAACTAATTGCTCAACATCTACAGTAGCAGCACCAGTTGCAGCAGTAGCTACAGGAAGGATACCTTGTAAGTTAGGAGCAGTACCATCACCACTTAAAATTTGAGCATCTTCAGCAACTAAATACTTCTCTAACAAACGAGATTGTAAGAAAGAAGTCATAGCAGGTATATCATCTAACATTTGGCGAGAGATACGAACATAACCAGCGATGTACTGAGCTGCTGCATCTTTCATTGTAATATCAAAATCAACTTGAGCTTTAGCAGAACCTTGAGTTTGAGTTGCAGGTGCACCTTCTCCACCACTTTCGTAAGGGAAAGTAAATAAACCTTGAGATAAACTACCGATTGGTAATAAGCTTCTCATATGCACTTTACGACTAGGTAAAGCATATACTTGATTAGCATATTGACGAGTGATGTCACCTGTAAGGTTAACGGCTTCAGTCATATTACCAACTGCTTTTGTATCCAAGATAAAGCTTGAACGCTTTTGTTCACCACGAGCTAATTTCGCTAAGCTATCACCATTTTGTTCGATAGCTTCTGCAAGGGTAGCATTAAACCCTTTTACTTCTGTTTGATTCATTTTAACACGATTTTGTTTTGCTTCCAATTTTTCGATTTCATCCTTAACAACTGTAATTGAAGCTTTAGTAGCTTCTAATTCAGCCTTTACGCTTTCTAATGCACTAGCATTATCAGCCTTTGCACTTTCGATTGCTCCGTTTACTTCGGATTTAATGCCTTCGAATGCACTTTTAATTTCTTCTACCATTAGTTGAAAATTTTAAATGATTGTAAATATTTGTTTATTTCTATTTCTACGGAAATCATCGGATCTTCTTCCTCAGTTGGCAATGCTTCTTCAGCGGTTGGCTCAGGAGAGATTGACTCTTCATCTTCCATTTCAGATAGATATTGTTGTAATTGCTTGAGTTTAAGTTCTAACAATTCGAATGTTTCATCAGTAAAGTGTCCATTTCTCAATGACTTAATGGTTTTACCCATCTCATCAACTAGAGTTGACTTAATCTGACTTTTAACTCCTACTGTTGGTGTATTTGCGTTTGCACCCCACAATACTGAACTACCCTCAAACAATTTAATTTCATTGATTTCGTTATAGCCTGACTTCGCTTGTGACTTAATAGTCTGGAAGCCGATGCTATGTTCTGTGATATGACCTTCTTTATACAACTCATAAGTATCGTTACCTAATGTTGTATTAGGCATCTTTACTCTAGCCTTTAAACCAAATCCATCTTCCATCATCTCGAATGGTTTAGCAATTGGTTTTTCGGTTGAATGGTTAAATAAATGCCAGATTCTATTCTTGGCATTAGGTCCGTTTTCTTTTAGGGTTTTTGTGAATGCACCTGGTACAATAACATCGCCATCGCTGTCAACATTACCAAACGCAGAATAGTAGACTGTGATAATTCTACCATTATCTTCCATGTCTACTGGAGCACCACTTACCGCTTTTTTGTTATAAAAGTTACTCATATTTTTTATTTAAGCTATATAAACTGTGCAGCATCTACAGTTGCAGTTATTTACTGCTAACCCTGCTGCATCATGTGCATATTGCATTTCTATTAGTCCATAGTCAGGAGTGTTTACTAGGAATGGTTGATTAACAGGGATTCTTACACCTTTGTTGTCAGGATTCGTTTGTCTATCTAAATCCCTGTGCCATAATCTTGGCTTACCACTCTTAGCTGGATATTCAGCAGCTATCCATTGTTTTAATACTGGAATACCTGCTAAATTCACCGCACCCATAGCACCTGTACTTAATGCCTGATGGCTTTCAGTCCTTGCTATAAGTAAACTCCTTGCGTTATTTATCTTCCCTTCTCTCAGAGTTTGTATTGCCAATGAATTAACTTCATTTTGTGACAATCCATTCTCACGACCATACTTTATAACATTCGCTAATATACGAGCTATTTCGTTTTCAGTAGTATTCTCTATGCCTTGCATCTTTAGTCCGCTAATCGCAGTCCAATACGATAACATAAATACTAACCACTCATCCAAAATGTTTAAAGGATCAAGGTCAATCTCTTCCGCTTTCTTATTCATTTCAAACATCTGCTGGTATCTCATAGCAGTATAACCGCCAGTTGATTCATACAAAGTTCGTAAAATATTATTAATCTTATCGCCAGTAAAAAATCCTGCACGATTATTAGCCGCTTGTTCTACCCCTAATGCCTCAACCATTTGAGCAGCTTTATCAAAGTCAGCTTGTAAAGCCTCTTTTATTTTAGGCTGAAATTCTCTGATTGATTTCCTTGCAATCTTTTGTTGCAAAGCAAACTGCTGTGATGGATAAAGTATTTTCGGCATCTATTTTACTGGAGGCAAATTATAATCACCTTGTTGTTGTGCATCTCTAGGGTCTTGTAACATAGTCAACTCATCTATAGGCAAATAACCTGCTGGGATAAATATCTCATCCATTTCAGTTCCTTCCATAGTATCATAACGCATAGCTGCTCTCTTCTCGTTTGGAGTAATCCACCAAGATTGAGAAAGGATAGCACTAAGCTCTTTCATGTCCTCTTGTAATTCAGGGAATACTGTCAAATCAAAATCGATATAGTAACCTTGACCAATCTCTGTTGAGAAGAATCTATTGAACGCATCACGAAGAGCTACTAACTCAGGAAGTACTACTTGAGTCAACATTTCCTTCTTAGCTTCCTTCATGTTGTTATAAGTCTTGTTATCAGGATCGTTAAACAAAGCAGAG